GTTGACGAAGACGGGGATGCCGAGCAGCCCGGCCCGCCAGCAGAACGTGAAGTCCTCCGACACCGGCTGGCCCAGGTGCTCGGTCTCCTGGAACCAGGGGAACGCGTCGTTGAAGCCGACCCGGCCGGGCCGGCGCGGGTCCTCGCAGTCACGCATCCGCACAAGCGCCGACCTGTGCACCATCAGGCAGGCGGCGCCGGTGGCCTCAACCTGGTACATGGCGTCGGGCACCCACTCGTAGTAGCGGACCACCTGCAACGTTTCGGGGCTCTCGCCGACCAGCCCGTACAGAGTGGGCCGGATGTCGCCCGCGTCGTCGAAGGCGAAGCACAGACCGCCGACGATCGGCGCCTTGTCCGGGTCGGCGTACTCCAGCAGCCGCTCGACCGTGTCCGGCGTGAACGTCATGTCGGAGTCGACCATCCACAGCCAGTCGGCCTTGCCGTACTCCAGGAACTTCTTGACGACCATGTTGCGCGGCCCGGACAGGTTGTGCCCGGCGCGGAAGGACAGCCGGCCGCCGCCGTTGAAGATGCGTTGGTGCAGCGAGAAGTCGTACTGGACCAGGTCCAGCATCGACTCCATGAAGTCGCCGTGTGGCCGCCCGTCCTGCAGGTAGCCGACCACGACCTTTTCGGTCGGGTCTCTCACGCCCTGGTGCTCCTCCCGGTTGTGAGTGGGGCCGGCAACCGGGAGGTGAACCGGCCCCACGTCTCGTCGCGCTCAGGCTCGCGGCTGGGTTGCGCCCTGCTGCGGGTCTTCGCCGTTGTAGGTGAAGCCCGGGTCGTAGCTTGAGCCGGGGACGTCGCCGCCGCTGTCGCGATGCCCGTACGTCTCCCAGGCCGGCGCCGGCGCCGGCGCCGACATGGCATCACCGTTCGCCCCGGACACGTCACCCTCGTAGTACGGGTTGCCACCCGCGCTCGCCCCGGTGTCCACCGCGGGGTCAGCCGGCCGTGTGCGTGCCCGGGTTGGACATGTTCGCCACGTCCACCACCGTGCGGCCGTGCTCACGGTTCGCCTCGCAGGCGGCGACCGCCTGCTCGGCGGTGGCAGCCGCCCCGGCGGAGAACTCCGGGACGTCCGGCGTCTCCAGCGACGTGTTGCGTTGGTCGACGCCGGTCGGTGCCCGGTCCCCGGCGCCGATCCTCTGATGCGGCGAGTACGGCTGAGTCATGGCTTCCTTCTCTCTGCCAGCGCATCCTCCGGGATGCGCAGGCTGCCATCGGCGTTGTATCCCTGGGCGACGAACTGCCACGCCGGTTCCCGGTCAGTCGGGAACGGCCGGTGCGCCTCGCCGGCGATGTGGCCGATCGAGTCGTGAACCACCATGCTGCGCCGGGCGATCGGGTACACCACGTCCCGTAGCCACAGCTGGTCCACGTACGGATGCGAGTTCCACAGCGGGTCCGGCAACAGGCCCTTGACCTGTTCGGCCCCGGCCCGCGTGCAGCCCCACATGCCGGCCAGGATTTCGGTCCAGTGCGCCGGATGGTCCCGCATGAGGTGGAACCGCTCCCCGGACTCAAGCCAGTCCTGGACGGCTGCCGCCTCACGGTGGCCCAACCTGGAGTCGGCGTCCCGAAACAGGTGCACGTCGACTCCCGGGTCGGTCAGCGACAGGTAGCGCCACAGCAGACCCGACCAGTCGCCCGGACCCAGCTCACCCATGTCGATGATCTGGGCGTGTGGGGTTTCTTCCAGCGCAGCCGCGTCCCGCCGGTCGGTGCTGCGGTCGAGGTAGAAGCGGCAAACCCAGCCGGGGTACACCGTCGGGGCGAGTCGCGCGTTGGCGACGGCCCCGGCGGAGTACGTCCGGTCCGGACCGAAGACGCTGAACGAGATCACCCGCACGGGTGACGTTCAGGCCAGTGCCGTGGCGGCTGCCACAGTGTTGAGCTGCAACAGGCGGAACGCGTCCGGGTTGACGACATCGGCCCCTACGCGCCAGATGCCATACCACCCGGCTTGGCCGGTTGGCCGGTTGTTGCCGGTGCTGCGGATCAGCGGGTCGTAGATGATGCTCATGCCGATGCGGTCGACGATGTAGTACTGGGTGAAGTCACCCACCAGCAGGATGTTGTTGCCGTTGGCGACGGTGCCGGTCATCGTCGAGCACTTGTAGGCGGAGGCGCCCAGCAGCTCCGGGGGTTGGCCGGCGCCGAGGTTGGTCCAGAACCCGCCTCCACCGCTGGTGTCGAACTGCCTCACCTTGGAGTAGATCTTCTTGTTGGCGATCCAGGACAGGTTCATCTCCTGCCGCGGGTTCACCGCATCGGACGTGTTGTACACATCGCCGATGACGAACGCGCCCGTGGTCGCCGAGGTGACGATCGACGCGGTCACCGCCGCCACCGCGGCCAGGACACCGCGAGGGCGGGTCGCACCCACGTTCGCGGTGGCGAACGCCGCCTCCTCGTGACGCACCTTCGCGTCGGCGAGCAGCCGCCCCAGCTCCGATGAGAAACCAGAGTCCTGGAACACCTCGTAGGAGCCGAACACCCACGCGTCGGCCTTCTTCGGTGTGATCGTCGGCTGCACGTAGGTGGGGGTGGCGTCCGCGGTCTCGGCGCCTTCCGCGGTCCAGGACGCGGTCACACCGGCGGAGGTGACCCCGTCCCACTCCTTCGTCGCGATCGTCTTGATCGTCGAGATGGACCGGATCGGGCCGGTGATGCCCGCATTCGTCAACACGATCGTGGGGTCCAAGAAGACCGGAACGAGCGCACCACCGTTGGCCGCGGTCAGCGACATGGCGGTACGCAGCAGGTCGCTGGAAATGTTGCCCACCGACTGCACGTACTCGCGGAACGCCTGGTGGTACTGCGGGCTGGAGGTGAGCAGCACATGCCGGGCGATCAGCGGCGCGTGCACGTTGTCCGCCTCGATCAGCTCGACGAGACGTTCCCGCGCCTTGTCATCGACGTAGCGGGTGTGGCGGGCGGAGGTGTCCTCGACCGCAGCCAACGCGCGGCTGATGACTGGTTCGACGTCGAAGTTGACCCGCTCCGGCCCCTGGTAGACGGTTCGTTTCAGCTCTTCGTAGGTCTGGGTGTCCCACGGGTCGACGGTGCGCTTGAGCTCCGGGCCGCGGCGAGCGTTCCAAGCGGCCGGGGCCGGTGGCGGGTTGTCGTGGTTGGCCGGTGTCAGCGCCGCGCGGAGCACGTCTTCGACCGCGGCCTCGCGGTCCTGGTGCTTCTTGAGCTCGACCTGCTTGTCCTTGAACTCGGCAAGGAGCTGGTCGCCGCGGGCGATCTCGTCTTCGGTGGCTTCCTCGTTCTCGGTGATGACCTTGATCTCGGCGCGGAGGGCTTCCATCTCCTCCGCGACGACCTCGGACTGCTTGCGTGCCACGTCACACTCCGTGGAATGCGGCCTCCGCCCGCAGGCGAAGTGAGGCGATCCGACCGGAGTGCGCGTCCTCGCGCGGCTCTTCGGGGCCGGCTGCCCGGTAGGCAGTGGCGGTGGCGGGCTCCGGCTCGCGTCCGCGAGTGGTGGCCAGCATGCGGTTCAGCTCCGCACGCTCGTCTTCGTCAAGACCAGCTAGAGCGGAGAGTACTTCCTGCGCCGTGCGTACCGCAATGATCGGCGCATCGTAGTAGGGCCGCGGCGTGGGGCCGTAGTCGGACAGGCCAAGCTCCAGGCGCATCACGTCGGGCAGCGGCTGCCCAGGCCGTGGCCGGGGGATCCGCTGCGGGTCGGAGCGGAAGACCGGGCCGCGGAAGGACTGGGCGCGGATCTCCCCGTTGTGGATCGACTCCAGCACCGCGTCGGCGAGGACCGTCTTGTTGTAGCGGGTCACGGTCAGCAGACCCCGCCGGTCGGCGCGGATGTCCAGCGGCATCCCCAGCGGCACCTGGGCAAGGGAGTCGGGGCGGGCGTCGGTGACCAGCCTGCCGTGGTTGTACAGGCACAGGGCCCGCGAGATCGCGCCGTCGGCGAGGGTCTTGTTGAACGCGGTCGCGGCGATCCGCTCACGGTAGTGGCCGTGCTGGTCGCGGATCTCCTGCGGCATGTCGAACACGGCGGCGAAGGCTTCGACGGTGCGCCCGTCGCCACCCTTCGCACGAGACAGGATCTTGATGCCCTCCAGCGGAAACGCCCGGTCGAAGTAGTCCCGCTGGCGGGACCGGGACGACTCGTCGCTGA